GATCACGCAACGGCTGATCAACATCAGAGAACCGGTCGCCTGAACTTCGACGAGCTCGCCGGCTGTGGCGAGATGGTCGTATTGGAGGACGCTCCTGAGCGGGCCGTCGTCGCTGATCCGGTCGCCGAAATGGACGAGCGGGAACGGTGGCCCGCGCCTCGTACATAAGGGAACGACCATGTCGCAGTCGCGGTTGAGCAGACGGGTCAGCGTATCGGGTTGGAAGACGTGGTCGTCACCGACGATCCATACCCATTCGTCCTGGGGACGTATCTGGCGGAGCGCGTCGTTCAGGTTCGCCGAGATTGATGTCCCCATCGCAAAGATCCGCTGCGACCCTGGCGGCAACTCGAGGTTCGCCAGCGAGACGGTGAAATGGTGGTAGCGCGCCATCATCTGGCAGGGGACGATCACCGAACCGGGCGGATGGTTCACTCGGCCTTCGCTTTCGGCTTCGGCCCCGGCTTCGTGAGACGGCCGATCCGGTACAGCTCGGCCCGTGCGTTCGTAGCCTGATCTTCGTCGCCTCGGACGATCGCACCTTGTAGTTCGCGTTCCAGGTCGTCGCCGTACCGTTCCTGATGCCACTCGCTTGGAAATTCCGGCATGTGCTTCGCCACTTGTGCTCCTTTCGGTGGGGAGGCCCGGGCCGTCGCCAGGGCCTCCCCTCTAGCCGCCGATTTAGAAGGTCGGCGGAACCAGTCCCTGCCCGGTCACGGCACCCGACGCGGCCGGATACCTACCGGCCGTGAAGGCGACGTAGCCGTAGGCGATCAGGTTGACGGTCAGGTTCGTTGCGCTGGTCTGCTCGAACGACAGCGTCACCGGATCCGATGCCCGTTCGAACAAGTGGACGACGGGGGCTGCGATCACGATGATCGAGTCCTGGTTCGTCGTCGCACCAGTGTTCGTCGGGATGTTCGCGTCCGTATAGACCGGCAGCCCGTGCATGTTCCCGACCAATCCATAGTCGGGTGCGTTGTTGCTGTCGGCTGCGATCAGGTTGAAAGACGGCCCGGACGCGACGATCAGCGGCCGGCTGGACGAGTCGAGTGCCGCCTCGAAGAATCCCCACCTGCGAGGGTGCATGAAGATCTTCGATGCGGAGTAGCCGAGGCCGCCGACGGCCGTGTTGATCTGCTGGATGACGTCGGCGATCTTCGGCCAGATCCCCGCCACCGTCGCTGTCGACGCCGTCGAGGACGAGATTGAACCAGTCTGCAACAGACCGACCGGCTGGTTGTTCGATCCTGAACCGTTCAGGCAGTAGGTATCGAGAATCGCCCAGTACCTCGCGATCAGATCCTCGAACAAGATCTGATCGCTGTACGCGGCCCGCTCGAGTCCCTGCCGTGACACCGGCGAGTAACCGGACAGCGTGTTCACGGGGACGCTCAGGTCGGTCTCCTGAATGTCCTGCGTGACGACCGTCGTGTTCTGGGTCGTCTGCGCCGCCACTGCGAGACCCTGCGTCAAACGCGGGACGACCACCGACATGCCGACCTCGGGAAGGTCTGCCCGGTTGCATTGGTCGGCGAACACGCGACCGTTGCGGGATGCCTTCGCGTACAGGTCGATCAAATAGGCGGGCGGGATGATGCCGCCGAACGTCGCCGACGTGATTGCGTACTTCTCGATCTCATGCGCCTGATGCTTCGCGATCCGGGCCATCGCGGCCCCGTCCTGCTTGATCTGGGCGGCGTACAGCTCGGTCAGGAACGGCCGGCCACCCTTGACATACATGTCGGGCTCTTTGACGGTGATGCCCGGCTGGTTCGTCTTGATCAGTGTGTACTGGTTGCGAATCCGCTGTCGCGTCTCCGCGCTTTCGATCTGGGTCTTGATCCGTTCGGCGGCGACGACGGCGGCGCTGAACTCGTCCTGCCGCTTCTTGAGCTCGCCGTCGTCGAAGTTGTCCGGGTAGTTCGTTGCTTCGTCGACCGCGTCGGCCGCCTGACTGAAAGCTTCGACCGCCTCATTGTGCAGGGCGATCAGCTCTGTCAGCGACTTCGCAGCGGACTTCTCAGTCTGCTCCTCGTCCATCCTCGTTTCCTTCCACTGCTACGAGACCGAGCCGCGCCCGTTCGGCCGCCATCCACTGGCGAACCTCCCTGACGAACGGCCGGTCGCGTCCACTTTCGACGCCGACTCCCTTTTCGGGGCTGTCGCCGTTGCCCTCGCCCAAGTCGGGCTGATGGCGGTGGTCTCCCTGCTCGGGCTGACCGAGAAGCGTTGCGTACCGCTCCAAACTCGAAATGGTCTGCGAGAACACGCCTTGTGTGGCCGCGCAAACGTCGTAAATGTGCTCGACATCGGTTATCAGACGGTTCTCCTCGTCGGGTCCATCCTCGTTCTCGGCATAGCTGAACTCGTTGCCGGACGTGGTGAACGCGAACGAGGCTTGCCTAACAACGCCGACTCGCATCTTCTCGGCGAGGGCGACGGCGTCCGGGTCGGACTTCGACACTTTCGCCATGAAGTGGAGTCCGTTCTTGTCGACGCTCAACTTGAGACTTCCGGGCTGGCCGGCGGCCACGTCCGTTGCTGCGACCGATGTGTTCATGTCGTGGCCACGGTTAAAGTGGACGACACCGGAGGGCTCATTGAACCCTTGGGTTGTCAGGACGTTCGCGAACGCATTCGGGCTGAGTTCGACGGTCGCCCGCACGAACTTGTCGGAGTAGACCTCTGCCTTGTGCCCGAACACGGCGGCATAGCCGCTCATTGTCCATGTTCCCTGTGGCTCGTTGTTTCGGACGTCGACCATCTCGATCGGCGCGACCGCATAGAACCGTTCGACGTCACTCATGTAGGAGCTCCTTCCACGGCTGGTTCGGCCGGCGCCTGGCCGCCCTTCCCGTTCAGGTTCGCGTTGGGGGCGCCGCCGACCGGCGTGATCTGCGGAATCGATCCGACACCGCCGGGGAGCGGCGGGAGGCCGATGATGGCGCGAGCCTCATCCGGCAGGTAGATCCCTGCTTGGACGCGCTGGGTCAATACGGTCGCCTCGGTCATGATGTCGCCACGCACGAACGAGTCCGTGTCAAATGATGGGTAGATGGACCGGCCCAGCGGCGGGAACATGGTTTCATCGTCCTCGAGCGCCGACTCGATCCGCTCAAGCTCCGGCCCTAATCCGAACCGGAGCCAGGTCATCAGGTCTTCCTCGAGGGTCGGCTTCGTCTGCGATGCCATCGACGGGGCGCCCAACAGGTTCGCCGGGACACCCATGATCCGTGAGGCGTCCTCGACGGTGAGATGCGCCATCTCGACGTACTGGCTGTCGACGGCGGTCATCCCGATCGGCTTGATATCGGCGCCACCACCGACAACCGCGGTCGTCGACCCGCCCGTCCCCTCATAGGTTTCCTCGAAGCCAGACTTCCATTCGTCCGCCTGTTCCTTTGATGTGCCTTGCGGGAAGACGACCGCGAGCTGTAAGGCGGTGCCGCGACGCCACATCCGCGACTCATGGTTCTGTCGTTCCACCGGGGCGGCGAGCGCGTCACGGAATACTTTGACGGGCGACGGTGCTTCCCAGGTTCCGCCGGCGCCGTGACCGCGAATGTGCAGGATCGTGTCGTAATCGAGCATGTATTTGCCTGGACCGCGACCGCCGGGGTCGATGTAGCCCTCGCTGATCGTCACCTCGTATCGGCCGCCGCCTTTACAAGCGACCTGATCGGGGTGAAGTGCGTACCATTCGGTGACGCGAAGGCTCATCGGGTCGACGTATTTCCAGATGTAGGCGTTGCCGCGGTAGGCGAGTGATTCGCCGACGGTGTCCCAGAAGCCGAACCGGGTCTGCCATTCATTCGGCGCCCCGCTAAACAGCTTCCCCTGCCATGTCTGGTCCTGGCGTTTCTTGTCCGGTCCTTCGCCTTGCCAACATCGCAATCGGAGGCTGGCGATGGCTTCAGCGCGGATGCGGGCGGCCCGGTTGATGGCTGGGATGCCGCGGATCGCGTCCTCGCCGACCGTGCCGGATAGACCACGCAATCCGGTGTAGCCATAGCGAAGCATGTCGGTGAGGGCGAACGAGAAGTATTCGATTTGGCCGCGGCCGCGGACGTTGAGGATCATCTAGTAGCCCCTCGGTGGACGGGGGCGTGGTCTGGGCTTCGGTTTCGTCATAGGACCTCGTAGAATGCGACGCGCTCGCGCGGGATCGTCAGCCAGCGCGACTCAAGCTCGGCCGGCTTCCCCTGCGGCGACGTCAACAGGACAGGGAGGGCAATCATGTATTCACGGCGGCGCCTTGAGACAAGAATCCCCTCGACTGAGGGGAGCTGGGATTGTTTCTCATCGACGAGATGCATACGCACACGCGGCTTCCGTTTCACCCCGGCACCAGCTCGGCCGCGTATTCCTTGCGCCGCTCGTAATAGATCAACGCCTGATCCTGGCGAAGCTTCGTCCGGCCGCCGCGATGGTCGATCCTGACGAACGGGAAGTTGTCGGCGTCGACGAGACCATCTCGGGCAATGCAATACCCCTCGAATAGCAGCCGCCCGTCGCCGGCGAGATAGGTGAAATGGTTGTCCTCGAGGTGGATGCCGGTCGGCTGGGCGCGGAAGAACTTCCGCAACGGAAACATGCCTTCGCGGGTCCCTTCGTTGACTTCCTCGATCATCAGCGAGGCCACCTCGCAGTCGGTCGCCTCGAGCGCTTCGTGCAAACCGTTGGCCTCCTGGATTCGCTCATCAGCATCGACGACCCAGAGCCAATCCACGTCCGGCTCGGCGACGAGATGGCCGGCAGCGAACGTAAAGCTGCGTTTCTCGATCTCATTCCCGAACCACACATCCTGCGGCGCATGGATGGTGACGCCCATTCCGGCGCCTTGCGCCCCGGCAAGGATCGCCTGGGCTTGCTCGCCGGGTGACTGGGCGCGCCCTTCCGGGTAGAGCATGTAGGCGCCGTCGACTGCGACGAGATGGTCGACACCGGCTGTGGCGAGACTGGCGACGAGCTCGGTGAGGCACCATGTCGGCTCGTCGTACCAGGTGAGGATCGCGATCAGTCTCACAGTTCGCGACCCGCCATCCGGTCGACCTCGTCTGCGCGCACGGCGGCATAGGTGACATTGCGGAGGATGTGCTTGTCGGCCCGGAATAGGCAGCGGTGCTCGAACAGGCAGTCGGCTTTCAGACGCCCCATCTCGCCCGCCGGCCACCAAGTCTTGCCACCCCAGAGGCCAATCCGCTCGCCGTCCTTGAGGCCCGTATAGGCCCAATGGATCTGTTCGCAATGCATCTCGGGCATGGACCGGTAGAGAAGCGGGACCCATTCCGTCTCGCCCGCATAGTCCCTATGCCACTGATGGACGGGGATGTCCTCGAGGGCGCGCTTGGGATTGAGCGGTTCGGCTAGTTGGACTTCGATCTCGTCGGCGGTACTCGCCTCGAGTTCGGCGCGGATCGCTTCCCTGTCGCCGGTCACAATCCAATCAGCATCGAGTGGGAACACCCAGTCGGAATGCTCCGACGCGATCTGGATCATGTAGTCACGCTTCGCGACCTGTCCTTCCCAGATATCGGTTGGCCGGACGATGGCGCATCGTATGCCAGCCTTTACGGCCGCCCGATAAATCGCTTCGGTTTGTCGTTGCGGGCTGCGAGGCTTCGGGTTGGGTGTCTGCTGGTAGGCGCCGTCGACTGCGACGATCTCGTCGGCGATCGTGGCGGCGCTCGAGACGGCTTGTCTGAGCAGCGCCGGCGGTTCATCGAACCAGGCGAGCATCGCCGTGACTCTCATTTCATCACCACAGCCTGTGCCGCCGCGAGCATCAGCGTCGCATAATCAGTCCCATCAGCACAGGTGATCGTCCCGTCGAACCGGCCACCATACTTGTCCCAGCCGTGCGAGAGGACGGTGACGTGGTCGCCGGGTTTGAGCAAGGTTTGCCCGAAAGCTAGCGCCGCCTTGCCGGCGGCTGTTGCTAGTTCGGGCGCATTGATTCCGAAGACGCGACAGGAGTTGACGGGTTTGCCGTCGAGGTCGTGGCTGTCGAGTTGGATGCCGAAGCCGAGGTCGAGGTCGATGTGGATGGTGTCGCCGTCGTGGAGGTCGCGGACGACTCCTGGGTATGGGCCGTAATTCATTCGTATATCACCTTCTCGGCCAGTTGTTTCCAGCCCTCGATCTCGGATTCGGTCAGCATTTCCTCACCGGTCATGACCCCATAGAGGCGCCGCGCCGGGTTGCCGACCCACACCTCTCCGGCCGGGACGTTCGACACAACAACCGCGCCAGCCCCCAGGCGGGCTCCTGCGCCCACCGTGATGAAAGGACGTAGCAGGACTCCAATTCCGCACCGGACGCCCTCCTCGAGCCTTACATGGCCGCCCAGGACGGTGTGAGGGGCCAATTCGCAGTCTGCACCGACCTGGGCGTCATGGCCGACGTGGCAGCCCTTCATCAGCCAGGCGCCCTCCATGATCTTCGTCGGTTCGTGAACGCCGCCGTCGACGGTGCAGTACGCCTCGATCACTGCGGACTCGGCGATCTCGGGGTAGAGGCCCGCGGTGCGGTGCCTCCAGTCGCGATGCTCGGGCGGTTCGCCGATCAGTGCGGTCGGATGGATCAAGCGACCTCCTCGAGCAGCCGTGGATCTTGGTCGCCGAACATGGTTACGTCGACGAACCGGCGTCGCCAATAAGGCTCTCGGAACCGGAACCTCATGAACCCGGACACGGGATCACACAGGTTCGGATCATCAGCATCGACGAGGTCGGCGGGCTGTCCGTCCAAGGTCACGAATCCCCGCTCGACGATGAACGCGAACTCGACTGGATCAGACACATAGGCCGCCATATGGATGTTGCCTTCGCTGGGTGCGAATGCCCATGTCACCATGCCATCGCGAACGCCTGAGAAGTTTCCACGGTCGACGCCGCCCAGCAAGCGAGCGTCACCGCAACCAGCGGACTGATATCGGTGGCCGATGAT